TCCGCTATTTGTTTATTAGTTCCGGTAGCAGCCTGAATATAAGTAACTTGGTCTGATGTAAGTTTGCATCGCCAATGCTTTTCTCCATGTTTAGTTCTTTTCCGATCTACTTTGTCTTTAGCATTATCTGCATGATTACCTTTTCGAAGGTGGCTTGGGTTTACGCAAGAAGGATTATCGCAAGAATGAAGAACTAAATCGGTGTCGGAGAGTGGCCCTTTGTAAAGTTCATATGAATACCTATGAGCCCGAACTTTTAGCCCGTCGTTTTTAAGTTGTAACATGCCGTAGCCTGCTCCGTTTCGTGCTCCGATCCATATCCAGCATGTTTCGGTTTTTTCTATCCTAGACAGAAATATTTCTTCTTTTGTTAATTTAGCATGATTTTGTAGCATCCCTTGTGATCTCTGCTGATTGTAATGTTTCCTGCATAGGCCGCGAGAGATTGATATAGAATCGCAAAGAGAGCATTTTTTGACTGGAAAGTGATTTTTCATAATTACCTCATATCTAAAGATATCGTAATTATGCCATATATTCGGGAGGTGTATTTTGCCCTACAACGGCGTTGGCGTTTTTACAAGAGTCTATCAATGGGTACAAGATGCCGCAAACGGCATTTTTGTTGATGCAACTCGCACAGATACTGATAGTAATGATATTGCGTCAGGTTTGACTAATTGCGTAACGCGTGATGGTCAATCGCCTTGGCTTAACAATATTCCTGCTGGTGGATTCAAAATTACAAATCTTGGAATTGGTGCACAACCTACTGATTCTGTGAATTATCAGCAAGTATTCACAAATCCTACCTTTTCAGGAACTGCAACATTTGTAAATATTACTGGGACCGGCGTAATTAACTTTGGCTCATCTACTTCTGTAACGGTTCCGACGGTTGCTGCTGGAGATAATTCAAATAACGCTGCATCCACAGCTTTCGCTACAGCTTTATCATTTCAAGCTGCTCTCCCAGGTATTACAGCGCCTGTAACTGATTTCTTTGTTACAAACAATGGATCTGTTGCATCTTGGTCCAATCTGCTAAAAGCAGCAACGATTCGAGTAGCTGATTCAACAGATACTAGCAAACGTCTACAATTTGTTTTGAGTGGTATTTCAACAGGACAAACACGCACAGCTACTATGCCTGACAGGAATGTTTTGCTCGGTGCGAATATGGTATTGGACTCGCGAACAACAAATACACAGCTTGTTGCTGTTGATGCAGGTAAGCTTGTTCGTATTACTGGTGCAGGCGGATTTACTCAGACATTCGATACTTTTGCAAATCTAGGTGCCAACTGGTGGATTCGTATTTGGAATACAAGCACAGGCAATATCACTATTCCATCTTCTGATGGGCTCACTAACTGGATCATGTATCCAGGCGAAGCACGTGATTTCCAATGTGATGGCACGCAATTAATTTCGCTTGTTCTTAAGCCATATCGTACTCGATTCCTTGCAAGTGGAACTTGGACGAAACCTCCTGGGTATTTGAAACATCGTGGCGTTGTAGCAAGTGGGGGTTGCAGCGGATCTAAAAGTTCTGGAGGTACTTTTGCAGCTGCCGGCCCAGGCGGTGGCGCATTCCCATTTGAGATTGCAGATTCAGTTCTCGGAGCTACAGAAACTGTGACGGTTGGTGCTGGAGGTGTAGCACAAACCGTAGCATCTACGGATGGTAATTCAGGTGGAACAAGTTCTTTTGGTAATTGGGTTTCTGTAATTGGTGGGATTGCTGCGCCGGGTGCAGGTGGTCCCATTGGCTGAGCGGTAGCCGTAACGTTAGGAGGAACCACTCTTGTTGCTAGCTCTGCATCAAGAGCGACTGGTTTTGAAGCAGCTACTGCAACTACTGCAGCAAGCGGTGCATCTGATGGCATCTGGTCCGGCTCCAAAGGTGATAATGCAGGCGCCAACAATTCGGGGAATTCACTTTATGGCGGGGCTGCCGGTGGTTCGGTTGCTGCAGCAGGTACGGTCAGAGCGCCTGGCGTTTCCCGATTGGCTGGCAATGGTGGTGCTGCATCTTCGGCTGGTAATGGAACCGCTGGTAGTTTCCCATGCGGTGGTGGTGGAGCTACTCAAACTGGTGCTCAATCTGGAGCTGGAGCTAATGGATATGTCGATGTGGAGGGTGCGGTATGATCGCAGCGATTATTGAAAATGGGATTGTAATCAATCGCATTGTGGTTGATGATTTAAACGTCTTCCCAAATTTAGTAGATGGCGAAAATTGTGCCATTGGTGATTTATGGGATGGTCAACAATTCGCAAAACCATCTGAAGATTTATCAATCGGCCAATAGGCCATAACAAAGGAAGAAAAATGAAACAACTGAATATGGCAACCGGTGGCGATGGTCCGAAAAAGCCTCCTACCGAGAAAAAAGCAGTGATGCCGAAGCCGACGAAAAAATGAATCATTGGCGCTCCCGACTAGCTCTTGCTGCGATAGCATTTGCGGCAAGTCGTCTTCATCATTTTGTTGTGCATGATCTGCCGCCAACAGAAGTATGGGCGGCTGTCTATTTCGCGAGCGCTCTCACTGTCGATTGGATGCTGCTGAAAATCTGTCCAGCTTTTACAGCTGAACGATTATGTGATTTCATGCAGATCTCATGCATTGCGTCCATCGTCATCAATACTTGCGGATTCATCTGGTATATGCGAGGCGATGATCCGTGGCTCTATAACAAGCTGATTGCCATTGTAAGCATCATTCAGGCGATCAGACTTCTTTTAGTTGACCGTCATGACACTAATGGCTTGGTTTGTCCTATGGAGCCTAACGCTCTTAGTGTCAGGGCTTAGGAATATCATCAAGAGAAAACGCAATGAACGATCAAAGCGGAAACTTAGTAAACACGGCCATTGACGCTGCTAGCAATCCGAAAGTCGGAGTAGCTGTTGGATCTGGGTCGGTAGCAGCCAGCGTAGCTGTCAATCAAGGATTGATCACCGGATGGCTAGCTAATTTCACAACTGTACTAGGATTCTTGGCCGCAGCTCTAGTGGTTGGTGTTCAAGCCGTGAAGCTAATTAGAGAATTGGTGGGCCTCCGTAAAGATCTTAAGGACGAAAAAGAGGAGTAATCATGCTCAATTTCGATGATGCATTCTCGCGTTTGATGGTGAACGAGGGTGGCTATTCGAATCGATCTTCAACAGATGATCCTGGTGGGGAGACGATGTATGGCGTGACTCTCAAAGTTGCTCGCGAATGGGGCTATCTCGGTCCGATGAAAGATTTGCCGCTTCAGACCGCGAAAGACATAGCACGAAAGAACTACTGGACGCCATATTATTGTGATCAACTTCCTCCTGCTATCGCCTTCCATGTCTTCGATACTGCATATCATGGCGGCAGCCCTATCAGATGGCTCCAGGATGCGTTAAACGTATCAATTGATGGCATTGCAGGTCCAAAGACAATCGCAGCTTGTAGGGCTGCTAATTCGGCTGAACTGGTGATTCAATTCACGCGTAGGCGTGGAGCTTATTTGCGAGGGCTGAAGAACTGGTCGGCCAATGCTGGTGGTTGGACTGATCGATTGTTGCGAAATATGGAGGTATATTAATGTCTGCCGCTGATCCAATCACTGCCGTCCTTAATATCGGCACAACACTCATTGAACGTCTTTTTCCTGATCCTGCGCAAAAGGCTCAGGCAAGCCTGGAACTGCTAAAGATGCAGCAATCTGGCGAATTAGCTCAGATGAATGCAGATACACAGCTTGCGACTGCGCAGACTGATATTAATAAAGTTGAGGCACAAAGTTCTTCTCTGTTCGTCGCGGGATGGCGGCCATGCCTTGGCTGGGTATGTAGTCTGTCCTTTGGATTCAAGTTCATCGGTGGTCCATTGCTTGTGATGATTGGCGCATATTTCGGCCATAACATCCAGCTACCGCAGTTTGATTATTCCGAAATGTCCACCATTCTCATGGGCATTCTTGGTCTAGGTACTATGCGTACATTTGAGAAAATCCGAGGCGCATCTAAATAGAAAAAGCCCCAATTAAGGGGCTTTCTGCTTTATGCGACTACCGCTTAGAAAGCATTGGCTTTCACTGCATCCGAAAATGCACAGCCATCACTAACAGTCTCAGCGCCAGTAGTGCCAGCGAATGCCACAGTAGAGATACCATTAGAGCAGGAAGTACTAACGGCCACAGTGACGAGCAGATATTTATCAGTCACGCCGACACGCATTGCCCCACGAGCTACCAATGCGGCTTTCATGGCATTGTACTTAGTCCATGATGCATCATCAGCGATATATTGCACGCCAGAACCATAAGGATATTTCACCCATACACGATTTCCCGACGAAGTATCCTTGTCCACACCCAAAGCTTCCAGAGCGCCATAGGTTGCCGTGCCAGTGGTGTTTTTCACCAGATTAGCATCTGCTGCATGAGCGCCACCACAAGCAGACAGAGTTACTACGACTGCTGCAAATACTGCATAGAATACTTTTTTCATTTGTAAAACTCCTATAGATTACCGGAGAACCGCTCCGGTTTCGGTATAGCAATAGTTTACATCAGCTATATTACAAGTTAATTGTCTTTCTCTACCTGCTGTAGCGGTGCTGCGCGGTACAGTGGCTCAGGAATGCGGTCTTCATGATCAGGATCGTATTTCCGAGCGTCGGCGTTGTACTCGTCGCAAATCCGCTTTGCCCATTCGAAATCGGTTGTGAAGTCTTGTAGGGTGCCTTGACGATGCGATGTGCTTTCTCCAGTCAGCCATCCATATGGCTCTGCTGCCTGCTGGGTGGCCGCAATAGCGGCGCGGGCGTAGTTGCGCATCTGGTCGGCTGTAAAAAGTCGTCCGAAGGTGTCACCAAAGGCAGTTTCCGGCAGCGGCGGCAGGCCTTGCCCTCCCTCTGGCGTGGCTTGCGCTGGGGTGGGCCAACTTGGGACACGTGCTAGCACTTCTTCTGCCACTGCATGGCATACGTCTCGCAATTGCCAGTGGGCGCGCTCGCCAGCCACCAGCATGCCATCCGTATTGACGCCGTTGATTACCCAGTCAATCGTGCTGTCGCTCATACGCTTCACGCGGGGCATGCCTTCCGGGCCATTCTCGTAGCAGTCAGAGGCATCGGTGGTGCTGGCCGCTTCCTTGTTAGCATCGAAGAAAGGCTGCAATGCCGCCTTGAGGCTTGCTTTTTCCTCTTCTGACCATTCCCCGATTGGGTGGCCGGGGCAGGCGTGCACGCCGACAATTCCACATTTGCTGCATCCGGCCTT